TCAATAAAACGCTGCTTTATGACTTTCTTTTGAGCCGCCGTCGGCTTTTCCATGACGCCGCCCAGGATCGTCAGGCAATACTGCAAAAATTCCGTCTCGTTTGCCTTGCCCCGAGCCGCCTTGGCGACGGCTTGTTCCGAGGAAAGATTGGCTTGCAGAGCGATAGCGTTGTCTATTGCAGTAGTCATTAGCTTGTCCTTTATGTGAGACGTTATCGATGCTGCTTTTCTAGCACTGGTGCAAGGTCTATTGATACCCTCTATTTTTGCATAGCTGCTATGCATAAATGTATAGCACACAACTCTTGTGTGAATCATATAGGGTCGGGCAGGATCATCATATTATAATGAGTGGCCTAATATGAAATTACCAGCGAATTGTTGTGATTTCACAAGTAATTACATTTGAGATGGTGTTGTTTAATCTTTTGATGTTATAACATAGCACTTCTTTCCACATGCTTTCTCTGTGAAATCGGTGCGAAAAGAATCCTAATGGGCTTTCAAAAGGATTCCACATCGATCTTGTGTGAAACCCCACCAACAAAAAAGAGCCTTACCTTTGCTATATAATACCCCCCATGTGACATATTTACTAAAAATATCAAATACATATCATCTTTTTTGTAGTTAAAAGAATCCTTTTCCAAAAACCATTTTGATGTCATAAAGAGGACTCTTTATGGCTTTACTAAAATCCAAAATGAAAGCAAAAAGTTGATTTTTCCGTATTAAAAATTATGATGAAATTATTTTTTTACTCATAAAAGTATTAATTTACGCCTCTATAAAAGATGCTTTGTGTAAATCGTTTAGCTTTGAACAATTTAATCATAATTTGAGCGGCTTTAATGGAGTCACAATCACCACACATAAAGATATCTACGGCTGCATAGTTGTTTTCGGGCCATGTATGGATACTAATATGGCTTTCAGATAAAACTAAAACGCCTGTGACGCCATAAACTTCTAAAATTTTTTGATTGCTATCTAATGAATTTCCAAAATGATGGAAATTGCTATTAAGAATAGTAGCATTTACTTTTGTAGCTGCTTTTGTTAGGAACTTTGAAATAATTTCTACATCGCTAAGAAGGTTTTCTGCTATATCGAACATGTCAAGGATAACATGTTTACCTGCATAGCTACTTTTTATAAAACTCCCAACACTTTCTCGTTTATTTTTGTCTTCAATTAATAAATTATTACTATGCAGAGAATAATCTTGCACTTCTTGATGTAGATTAGTGTGAAATTTTAAGTTTACTGGCATATCTTATCCTTAGAATTATCCTTAAGATAATAACTTACATTGTCCATTACAGGATAACTTACATTATCTCTTACAGAATAACTTACATTGTCCTTTACAAGATAACTTACATTGTCCATTACAGAATAACTTACATTGTCCTTAACATTAGCTAAGGATACTCTTATGAATATCTATATAGAATCCCCTTCGAAAGCTAAAGCAATCTTAGCATGGCTTGTATTGTCATACAATAGGGCTTGTCAAATTTATTTTACTTATGTCAATATAGGGCTATTGTATATTATTTATTTAAGGGCATAAAATATAAGCATGACAAAAAAATTAAGTAATAAAATTAAAAAGCCTCGTTATTATAAATATTTAAAGCCAAAAGAAAAGCTTAGTGAAGAGGCTATAAGCCGTCTTGAGGCTTTAAGTTCTTTATCAGAAAGTTTAAAAGACTTATTAAGTTCAAGAGCAAGAGTAGACTTTGCTACTTTTGTCAGACTATTTGCTCCTACGCTTGTGTCTGACTGGAAGATGGGCAGACATATTGAAGTCTTGTCACAAAAGCTTCAGGAGGTTCAAGAGGGTAGGTTAAAAAGGCTTATGGTCTTTCTTCCACCTCGAAGTTCTAAGTCTGTTATATGCTCTAAACTTTTTCCAGCTTGGTATATAGGTAACTCACCTAATCATGAAATTATGTCAGTCTCTCACTCAGATCAATTGTCATCTGATTTTGGTCGTAGTGTTAGAGATATTGTCAATAATGAAGAATTTCAGAATATTTTTAAAGGTGTGTCACTACGACAGGATGTTAGGGCTGCTGGTAAATGGAAAACAAATCTTAATGGGTCTTATTATGCTGCTGGTGTAAGAAGTCAGATTGCTGGTCGAGGTGCTAACATTGCTATTCTTGATGACGTTATGTCTGAAGAGGACAGCTTTTCTGAAAGTGGTAGAAAGTATATTAAGGATTGGTATCCTTCTGGCCTTCGCACTCGAATCATGCCTAATGGTTCTATTATTATTATTAATACAAGGTATCACTTTGACGATCTTTGTGGTTGGCTTTTAAAACAAGAACAAGAAAGAGAATCTGAATATTCTATTCCTTGGGAAGTTATTAGTATTCCTGCATGGCTGGATGAAAAAGCTAGTGAGTTACTAGACCTGCCTGTAGGAAGTTCTTATTTTCCAGAATGGAAACCTGATTATCTTCTAAAGATTGACGAAGAAGAAATAAAATCAAGCAATGGAAGTAAGTACTGGGAAAGTCTGTATATGCAGAATCCTTCTCCAGAAGAAGGTGGATTAATAAAGAAGACTTGGTTTCAGGAATGGCCCTATGCTGATCCTCCAGTTACAGAATTTATTATACAGACATATGATACAGCTTTTTCAACAAAGACAACGGCTGACTATAGTGTAATTCAAACATGGGGTATCTTTAGAATGCCTGAAGAATACAACAATGGCATTGAAGATAATGGAGCAAATCTTATTCTGATAAGTAGTGTTAAAGGAAGATTTGAATATCCAGAATTAAGGAAGATTGCAAAAGAAACATATATGAAGTTCATGCCTGATATTTGCATGATTGAAAAGAAAGCTAGTGGTCAGTCTTTGATTCAAGACATGAGAAGAAGTGGTATCCCAGTTATGGAGTATTCTCCTGATAAAGATAAGACTAGCCGTGTATTTGCTGCTACGCCTTTGCTAGAATCTGGAAGAGTATGGCTTCCTAAAAATAAGTCATGGGCTGATGACCTTCTCCAAGAGGCTTTGTCATTTCCCTATGCTGCACACGATGATCAGGTTGATGCTATGACAATGGCTATTCATTATGTAAAAGATAGTTGGAGGTTATTGCATCCAGATGACCCCAGTTGGGAAGATACGGAAAACTACAGAAAAAAGAAGAGATTTGCATACTGGAGAAGTTAAGAATATACTTACTGTTGCAATTATAAATAAAAGTATTTATATATTTAGAATATAACTTTCAAGCTTTGCTAAATACCAAATGAAGAGGGGATTTCTAAAGTATGGCTGTAGAACGTAATCCATTTGATAGGATTCCAACAAATAATATTATTGAGATTCAACCAACTATTACTGAATTAGATGTAGAAAATGATCTATCAGATAATGGTATTAACTTTGAGTTTGAACCTGATGGTAGTATTATTGTTGAGTTTGGCGATTCTTCAGAAGAAACTGAAGATTCTTTTTACGACAATGAATCCAATGAAGAATTCTTTAGAAATCTTGTCGATGACTTAGATGAAGATACTTTAAAAGATATTTCAAACATGGTCTATGACAATTATCAAGCGGATAAGGAAAGCCGTTTTGAATGGGAAAGCATGTTTGAAAGAGGCTTTGATCTTCTTGGTTTAAAGATTGAAGAAACATCAGAGCCTTTTGAAGGAGCATGTACAGCAGTACATCCTTTAATTATTGAGTCTGCTGTAAAGTTTCAATCTAAAGCAACACAAGAACTTTTCCCACCTTCTGGTCCTGTCAGAACTCAGATTCTTGGAAAGTTTAATCAGGAAAAAGAACAGCAGGCTGAAAGAGTAAAAGCCTTTATGAACTATCAGTTGACTGAACAGATTTCAGAATACTTCGATGAAACTGAAAGAATGCTTTTTAATCTACCCCTAATTGGTTCTGCTTTTAAGAAAGTTTATTTTGATACAAGTTTAAATAGACCAGTATCTGAGTTTGTTCCTATTGATCAGTTCTTTGTTTCTTATTATGCTACCGATCTGCGGCGTGCAGACCGTTATACCCACCTTATTTATCGCAGCCCCATTGAACTTCAGCGATGCATTACCGCAGGAATGTATGCTGATGTAAACCTTCCTAGTGCTGCAACTCCCACTCAGTCTGCTATGACTGAGAAAATGAATACAATTCTAGGTCTTTCCCCCTCTTCAGAGCATGACCCACAGTATGTTCTACTAGAACAGCACTGTTATTTAGAATTGGAGGAGTCCATCTGTGGGCATAGCGGTCTGCCACTTCCGTACATTGTAACAATCGAAGAGCAATCTAAAAAGGTTTTGTCTATTCGTAGAAACTACAATGAAAACGATCCAACATTTCAAAAGAAAATGTTCTTTACGCATTATAGATATGTCCCTGGATTTGGTTTCTATGGTCTTGGCCTAATCCATTTCCTTGGAAATCTTACAATGACAGCCACTGCTGCTATGCGTGCACTGGTAGATGCTGGTCAGTTTGCCAATCTTCCTGGTGGGTTTAAGCAAAAAGGTGTAAAGATTGTAGGAGATAACGACCCTATTGCTCCTGGAGAATTTAAAGATGTAGAAGCAACTGGTATGAATCTCCAGCAGGCTATTATTCCGCTGCCGTATAAAGAGCCAAGTGCTACTTTGTTTAATATGCTAAACTTTATTTCTTCAACTGGTCAAAAATTTGCTGACACAACGGAACAGGTTATTTCGGATTCAGCTGGATATGGTCCAGTTGGCACAACAATGGCTCTTCTTGAAGCATCCAGTAAATTCTTTAGTGCTATTCATAAGCGTCTCCATAAAGCACAACGAGATGAATTTAAAATTCTTGCTAGAATTAATTATGAAAATTTATCAGAAACAGAAAATCATGATATTGTAGAAGATAGTTTAGTTATTTATCGCAGTGACTTTGATGGTCGAATTGATATTCTACCAGTATCTGATCCTAATATTCCATCTAATGCACATAGAATGGCTCTTGCCCAACTGGCTCTAAACTTGTCACAATCAAGCCCACCAGGAATGTTTGATCTTGAAGAACTAAATCGAACTATTCTACAAGCAGCTAATGTTCCTAATATTGATAGGATCATGCCAAAGAAACCTGATCCTATGCCTCTTGATCCAATGTCAGACATTCTGGCCGCAGTAAAAGGAATGCCTATTCAAGCTTTCGTTGGACAAAACCATGAAGCACATATATCAGTTAAAACAGCTTATATTCAAGACCCACTAAATGGTGGCAATCCAAGCATGCAACGAATTGTTCCTGTTTTACAAGCTAACATTCAAGAGCATATGATTCTTAAATATCAAGAACAGTTAGGCGGTATGATGGATCAGGCAGAACAACAAGCAGCTATGTCTGGTCAGGCTATAAATGAAAAGACTGCTGAAATGATTATGGCTCAAGCTGCTCAACAAATTATGCAGACAAATCAAATTATGGCGCAGCAAGGTCTTAACATTACTCCAGAACAGCAAATGGTTCAGCTTGAATCACAGCGTCTTGGTATTGAGCAGCAAAAGATTCAAGTTCAACTTGCAAAAGATCAAGCAACATCTGCTCTTAAAAATCGTGAGTTAGGGCTTAAAGAAATGAAACTTTCAGTTGACGCTTACTCAAATGGAGCATCACAAATTCTTAAGTCGGACGAAAAAGAAAAAGATCGTAATACTAAGAAAGCTATAAAAGCTGTAGAAATTTTTTCAGACTTACTAAAACAACAAGAACAACTTACAACTGATAAAATTTTAAAGGCTACTGATATTGTCAGTAATATGGTAAAGGATGGAGATTTATAATTAATGATGCTTTGGGATGAAATATTAAAAAATTATAACCAAAGACTAGATGATTTAAAATCTTCACTTGCATATGGTTCAGCTTCTGATTATTCTGAGTATAAGCAAGGAGTAGGCCAAGTTATTGGTATTGAATGGTGCCGCGACGTGCTTAAAGAAATAATTAATAAACGAATTTATGAAGAAGAAGAAGAATAAAAGGAGTTATAATGATTCAAGCAGGCATGGCTAAGGCCATTAAAAATGATCAGTGGATCACAGAAGAAAGTGTAGACGATCTTAAAGCTGAAGAATTACCGAAGCTTCCTGGATATTTTATTTTAATTCGTCCTGTATCAGTTAAGAAGCAAACTAAGGGTGGTATTATTCTCCCTGATTCTACAAAGGATGATATGTCATATTTAACAACAGTTGGTAAAGTTTTATCAATTGGAGATTTAGCCTATAGGGATTCTCAGAAGTTTCCAAACGGTCCTTGGTGTAATGTTGGAGAGTATGTTTGTTATGGTAAGCATGCTGGAACAAAGTTTTTATATAAAGGACATAAGCTTATTTTACTATTTGATGACCAAGTAATGATGGTTGTTAATGATCCAAAGGAGTTAGATTCTACTTATAATTTGTCAAATTAAAAAACATATATTATAGTTATACATATTTATTCTAGAATAGAAGAATAAATAAAAGCGTAAATCGTAAGTTTCGCAACTGCGTATGCAGAAAGTAAACTGCAAGATAAGGAAAACATAAATGTCAGAATGGAACGATATCAATACTTCAAGTACTTTTCCAGAAAAAGAAAAAATTGAATTTGAAATTGAAGACGATAAGAATATTAATAATGAACAGTTGGACTCAAAAAATTCAGACGAAAAAAGTAACCTTGATTCAAAGGAAGTTTCAAGCACTGACTCCTCTTCAGAAGATAAAATGCTTGAAGGAGTGGAAACTAAAGGTGCACAGAAAAGAATTAGACAGTTAATCCAACAGCGAAAGGAAAAGGAAGAGCGTATTGCTGCTCTTGAAGCAGAAAAGGAAGACCTTCGTAGAAAACTTTTAAACCAAGAAAAAGATTTATCATTTTCATTAAAGAAAAATATTGATTCTTCGGAACAATTTTTTCTTGATAAAATTAATTACTCAAAGAAAATTTATGAAAAAGCTGCTGAAGAAGGTAATACATCTTCAATGCTAGAAGCCCAAGAAGAAATGGCTAAGGCTCATGCAGAACTTGTAGGATTACGAGGTAACAAGGAATCTTGGAAACGCTATAATGAACAGGTAGAGGCACAACAGAATGCTCAAACAGCTTCTGTTCCAACGCAACAAACAACTCCTCAACAAAAACAGCAATATGATCCAAAAGCCGTTGAGTGGGCTTCTCGTAATGAGTGGTTTGGTTCTAATAATGTTATGACTGCTTCTGCTCTTGCTATCGATTACGAACTAAAAAATGAAGGTTATGATCCATCAGACCAAGAGTTTTATGAAGAAATTGATAGACGTATGAAAGAACAGTTTCCACACAAATTTCAAAATGCAGAAGATAAGTCCTCTACTTCTCGTAAGCCGAATACGTCAACTTCGGCTCAAGTAGTTGCTGGTGCGTCACGCACACCAGCGTCCCCTTCTTCTTCAAAGAAGATCAAGCTTACGCAAGAAGATGTCAGACTTGCCAATAAGTGGGGGATTCCTCTTGAAAGGTATGCTGAAGAAAAACTTAAAGCAGAACGATCTGTTGGCGACTATACAACAATCGGTTAATCATTAGCGTTGTGAAAGGATAATACTATGACACGTACTGTAACATCACGTACTGACGATATGAGGGAAAATAATACAAGAGTATTCAGCGATACTTTTGAAGAACAAGATTGGCTATCAATTCCTGACAGTGTCCGTTTTCGTTTTGATCAGGAGGGTATGACCCTTCGATGGATTCGTATTTCTTTAAAAGGTAAGGATGATTATCAGAATGTTGGTAAGCGTCTAAATGAAGGCTGGGTATTCGTTACTGTAGATGAAGTTCCTGAGATGGTCAATTCTTCTTTCGTGAGAGAAGAGGGACGTTACACTGGCGCAATCTGTCGTGGAGATTTAGCTTTGGCAAAAATGACCAAGGCTCGTGCGTTGTCCCGTAAAGAGTTTTATGAAAATAAAAGCAGAGAAATGGTAGACGCAGTTAATTCTCAATTAATGAGAGAATCTACATCAGCAATGCCAATTTCAAATGCAAGTCGAACAAGAGTAACAAGAGGTAAAGCACGATTTGATGATTAATCAATATTTTGTTTTATTCTTTTCTACCTTGTTTTTTTGTCACAGTATTAGAAAAGGAGAAACCAAATGTCTACTACAAAAACTCTAAATGGTTTTACCCCTTCTCGCGTTCGTGGTGCCGGTGCTAATACTACAGGCGTAAACGAATATCGTATCGCAACTGCTTATGCTTCAAACATTTTTACAGGCGATATTGTTACAAACGCAGCAGGGTATGTAAATGTTCTACTATCAACCACTCAAAAGGCTCTAGGCGTTTTCGTTGGTTGTCGTTATGTTGCCGATGGTCAGCCAAAGTGGTCTTCTTATTGGCCCGCAAATACTTCAGTAACTGAAGCTTTTGCTATGGTTGTAGATAATCCACAGGCAACTTTCGTAGTGCAAGCTGATGCTTCAGTTTCTATTGGAGATATGAACTCACAGAACTTTGATGTAACTTTGGGTGCAGGTTCTACAGTTACTGGCCGTTCAGGTTTTGGCATTAAAGCCTCAACTCGTACAGAAGGTAGCGGAATGGTTCGTCCAATTGCATTCCTTGCAGAACCGGGCAACTCTCCAACTGTAGCTGCTGAAATTGCTTTTCCAAAGCTTGAAGTTAGAATTGTACGTCATATTGATGCATACATTTCAGCTGATGCTTCTGCTAACTAAGGAGTGCTAAATTATGGCTATTAATCGCGCAAGTATTTCAAAAGAACTTTTACCTGGGCTAAATGCAATTTTTGGTCTTGAGTATGGTAGTGTTGATGATGAGCATGCACCACTATTTGAGACAGAAAATTCAGATCGAGCTTTTGAAGAAGAAGTTCTATTTACTGGTTTTGGCACTGCTCCTGTAAAGGGAGAAGGTGCTTCTGTTCAGTATGATTCAGCAAATGAAGGTTATACCGCTCGTTATACACACGAGACTGTAGCTCTTGCCTTTGCAATTACTGAAGAGGCTATGGAAGATAACCTCTATGATACGTTTGCCAAGCTTCGTGCACGTGGTCTTGCTCGTGCCATGGCAAATACCAAGCAAGTTAAAGCTGCTGATGTTTTCAACAACGGCTTTAGCTCAAGTTATCTTGGTGGTGATGGTGTTGCCCTTTTCTCTTCTGCACACCCAACAATCAGTGGCAACCAGTCAAACATTATTGGCACTTCTGACCTAAGTGAGTCTTCACTTGAGACTGGTCTAATTGCTATCTCAAAGCTAAAGGATGACCGTGGTATTCTTATTGGTGCACAAGCAGTCTCACTGCATGTCCCAACTGATCTAGTTTTTACAGCAGATCAGATTCTAAATAGCACACTGTCAACTACAATTGGTGTTAACCCAGGTACTACTACTAACGGTGCCACCAATCTAAATGACATCAACAGCATCCGTAATCAGGGCATGGTTCCAAAGGGCTTCTTTGTTAACCGTCGCTTTACTGATACAAACAACTGGTTCCTAAAAACCGATGTTCCAAATGGTGCTAAGATGTTTGTTCGTAGTCCTCTTGCTACGAAGATGGAAGAAGACTTTGATACTGGCAACCTACGCTATAAGGCTCGTGAGAGATATAGTTTTGGTTGGTCAGATTGGCGTGGTTTCTTTGGTGCAAACCCATCCTAATAAAATAGGAATCACTCCTAAAGTGTAATTGAGAAAGAGGGAGGAGAAGTTAAAAGAATTACAAGATTTGTAATTTCTTTCTCCCTCTTTCTTTTATTGTATAATTAAATGTTTTATACTATAGCTAGTTTGTATTAAATAGTAAAATAAATATTTTTGTGAGGAGAAAATTAATGGCCTCCAATATTAGAGCAGCTTTTGTAACAGGAAGTGGCCCTCTTTTAGATACAGCAACAAATGTTACAATTTCAGATACAAGATTACATACTATTCAGTCTTCAGGTATTGGCACTTTTGCTATTACTGGAACTCAAACAGATGCCTATGGAAATCTTCAAGGCAATATTATTAAGTATGTAAATACAACCGCAGTAGATGTAAACGATGTTTATCTTCCTGACTTAGGGATAAAAATGTATGGGCCTGTAAAAGTCTCTGCTCCAACATCTGCTGCAACAACAACAGTGTTCTATGGCTAATTATACGTATCTTGTTTCAGATATTATCAATGCTGTTGAAGACGATTCAACAGAGTTCTATAACTATGTGCCAAACATTGTTAACAGAGCAGAAGAAAGACTTACAAAAGACTTAGATGATTATGGTTTAGTAACCTATACTTCAATTGCCGTATCTTCTGGAAATAATAAAGTTACTCTTCCTTCAGGAACAAGAATTGTAAAAAATTTAAACATTAAAAGTAATGGAACAAAAATTAATCTTTTACTTAGAACGGATGAGTTCATTAATGATTATTGGCCTGTGAGTGCTTCTACCGCAGAGCCTCGTTATTATGCAAAAAGAAATAATACAACTATTCTAATTGCTCCTACACCTGCCTCTACCTATAATGGTGAAATCGCATATGTAAAAAAACCAGATGCATTAACTTCAGCAAATCAAAATAATTATTTTTCTGATTATTGCTATGATCTTTTATTTAATGCATGCATGTTAGAGTCTATGTTATTTATTAAAAATTATACTCAAGTAGCGACTTATCAAAACTTATATTCTCAGATTCTTGATCTTCAACGTAACCAAGCCAGAAGGACAAGAAGAGATGATATGGAAGCTCCTTTCTCACCAGCCGGTGGAGATACTACTCTTGTCCCTAACACTAATTAAATATTTAATGGAGAAAGCTAATGGCTAAAGAAATGTCTGAGTTTGAAAGAGCTTTTAGTAAAGCTCGTCGTGAATTAGGTAAAGAAAGTGTTTTTACTTTTAAAGGAAAAAAATATACAACTGCATATAAAGAGGAAGTACCTAGTAAAGAGTCTAGTGTAAAAAATAATATGGCTGATTTTATTAAGCCTGAAGTATCTAAAGTAAACTTTAATGATCGTAAGGCTACTCTTTCGGATGTAAAAGAAGAAAATAAAGAATCTAGTAATCTTCCAGCAATTTTAGGAGGTGCTGGTGCTTTAGGGGCAGCACTTCTTGGTAAAAAAGCACTTTCACAGTATTTAAAAAAGTATCTTAAAGCACCTCCTGCTGCTAAAGCACCTCCTGCTGCTAAAGCACCTCCTGCTGCTAAAGCACCTCCTGCTGCTAAAGCAC